TGTCCCCAGCTACAACTATGGCTTCAGGTGATTATGGCTGGTTTGCCGCTACTAGCGTTTAATCAGTTTTTGTAGTAAAAACGAGGGGTTAGCTCAAAAGGCTAACTCCTTTTTTCTTTAACCGTTTGACCTTTAATACCTTGAAGGAGATTTAAAAATGGCACTTCCGTCAGATGAGCAAAATGCAGACAACCGTTTACAGGTTCGTTTCTATAAACGCCCAGTACAGCAAGATCACGAAACACAAGAAGCTGGCAGACCAATTTTTAAAGAATTTGACTTTGTCCATATTTGTGTAGCTGGTGATACGCTAACCGAAATCGATACTTATGTCCTAAATAGCCATAAACAGCGTTTTCCACAACAATGGGCTAACTATCAGAACCGTGTAGGTGCAAACGATGACCAAGTTATCGGTACTCCTGTATCAGAATGGCCTTTAGTGTCAAAATCACAGGCTGAAGAACTGCGGGCAATGAAGTTTCATACCGTAGAATCTATTGCAGGTGCATCAGATCAGCAATTACAGCGTATGGGCATGGCGGCAGGAATGTCACCCTATGCGTTTCGTGATAAAGCGAAGGCATTTTTAAATTTAGCGACAACTGCGGCTGAAACTGACAAGCGTGAGAGCGAAATTAACGCTTTAAAACAAGAACTTGCCAAAAAAGACGAAGAAACTGCTAAAATAAAGGCTGAAACAGATGCGAAGCTGGCCCAAATGCAAGATCAAATGGCCACTATACTTGCCGCTGTTGGTGAAAAGAAACCCCGTAAATCTAAAACGGTAGCCACAGAGGAAGCCTAATATGTCATACAATCTGCTCCAATTAGTTCAACAGGTAACTGCCGAACTAAACTTAGCCGTTCCTACTTATGTAATAGGGAATCCTAGTCAGGATGTGCAACAAATCTTGGCTCTGATGAATCGTGCAGGGTATGATTTGGTTAAGGAGTACGATTGGCAAGCATTAGAGGTCGAATACCGTTTCTATACAACCGCTGTAACCACAACTTGCGATACTGTGAATGGCACTTATACATTAAGTAATATTCCTAGTACCGCAGGTTTGGACAGTACCTATTCAATTGTGGGGACTAATGTACCCCAAGATACCTATGTAGATACCGTTGTAGATGCTCATACCATCACTACAACCCAGTTATCTTCTGCTACTTCAGTAGGTGGATCGGTCACATTTAGCAAGACTATTTATAACTTGCCACCTGACTATGAAACCATTACAGATAACACACATTGGGATAAGACAAAACATTGGCAGATGCTTGGCCCAGTAGATGCTCAACAATGGCAATGGCTAAAGTCGGGTTATATCTCAACAGGCCCTAGAGTTCGCTGGCGTATTCTTGGCAATGAGTTTCAAATTTGGCCACCCTACAATACTCAAGAATATCTAGGTTTTGAGTACCGTTCTAGGGGTTTTGTAAAAGATGTTGCTGGGAATGTACAAAATAGTTTTACTGCTGACTCTGATGTGACCGTATTAGACGATACCATCATAGCTTTAGCGACTAAACTTAAATATTTCCAAATCAAATCTTTTGATACAACTTCTTTGGCGCAAGATTATCAGCGTTATTTAAACGTGGCTAAAGCTAATGATAAGGGTTCTGCTACCCTATCTTTTGCCCCACAACCAAGTGCTGTGCTTATTGGCTGGGCTAATATTCCTGATACTGGTTATGGTTCTTAATCATGGCGGCTAAAGGGTTTACAGCAAGTACAACTTCTGTACCAGCACCAATAGGCGGGTGGAACGGCAGGGATTCTCTTGCTAACATGAACCCTACTGATGCTGTTCAGCTTATAAACTGGTATCCAACCCCATCAGATGTAACAATGCGTAAGGGATGGACACAGGTTAGCATCCTGACTACTACAACTGGCGTTAAAACAATCAGTAGTATTACCTTTGTACTGACAAAAGCAACCCTAACGACTGCTACAGCGCATGGTCTAACAACTGGTCAGCAAGTTTCTATTACTGGTGCTACCCCATCAGCTTATAACGGGATTTATGTCATAACGGTAACGGGTGCTACAACCTTTACTTATGTATTAGCTAGTGTTCCTGCCAATAATGCAACGATAGTTGGTGTCTACGCAATTGGTCTTACTACACCAATTAACACCCTAATGAATTACAGCAAGACTAGCGGATATAACCTATTTGCGGCCGCAGGAACTAAGATTTATGATGCAAAGCCTAACCCTGCTGTTGTTGTCTTTGATGGTATTACTAACGACAAGTTTCAAGCTGTTAACCTTACCAATTCTGCTGGGCATTTTTTAATAGCCTGTAATGGCGTAGACCCAACAATGGTGTATGACGGTACTTCTTGGTTCTTTTTAGCCACTACAAGTACGGCACAGACTATCAGCACAATTACTCATGTGGGTGCTGTTGCTACATTGACTACATCATCTACACATGGTTTAGTAACAGGAAACAGAGTAACCATTTCAGGGGCTACAGCCAGCGATTACAACGGTACTTATGTTATTACCGTAACAGGAACAACTACCTTTACCTACACGATGGCAACAACTCCTGCCGCTAATGCTACGGTGGTAGGTATTTATACAGTTTTAGGTATCACAGGCGTAAATTCAAATAGATTTATTAATGTCAACTTATTTAAAAATAGGCTCTTTTTCACAGAAAGAGATACCTTAACTTGTTGGTATTTAGATGTAAATTCTATCGCAGGTGCGGCATTACCCTTGTATTTTGGTGGAATAGCTCGTAATGGTGGTTATTTGCAAGCTATGGGTACTTGGACATTGGATGCTGGACAAGGTGCTGATGACTACGCAGTCTTTGTAACCAGTATGGGTGAAGTTATTGTATATAACGGCACAGACCCTAATACTGCTGACACATGGGCATTAAAAGGTGTATGGCAATTAGGGCAAACTTTTGCAAGACGATGCTTTTTTAAATGGGCTGGCGACCTTCTTTTATTTACACAAGATGGTTTAGTACCACTTGCTTCTGCCCTACAATCTAGCCGATTAGATCCTAGAATTAACCTTACCGACAAGATTTTCTATCCTATCAGCCTTGCCGCTACCAATTACTATGCTAATTTCGGTTGGCAAATTAATTACTTTGCTAGTGAAAATATGCTGATTTTGTCTATTCCTACCGATATAGGTATGGAACAGTATGTAATGCACACCATTACTAAAGCATGGGCAAGATTTACAGGTATTCAAGGTTATTGCTGGGAAGTATCAGGCGATGCCGATATGCACTTTGGTAGTGATGGAGTTGTAGGCACTTTGTACTCTTCTTTATCAGATAATGGCGCAAATATTTCTGCAACTGCACAACAGGCTTATTCGTATTTTGACAGCGTAGGGCAACTTAAACGCTTTACTATGGTAAGACCTATCCTTCAATCTACAGGTGGCGTACCAGCCGTTTTATGCGGTTTAAGCGTAGATTTTGACACTCAATCACAGTTAGGCGCAGTTTCGTTTAACCCTGCTACACAATCTGAAGGTATTTGGGATACATCAACTTGGGATGGCAATATCTGGGCTGGTGGATTGATTACTACTAAAGAATGGCAAGGTGTCACAGGAATAGGTTATAGCGGATCAATTAACCTTAATGTGGCGGCTAGAAATATAGAACTCCATTGGGCTAGTACCGACTATGTAATGGAACGAGGCGGAGTTCTTTGAGGCAAGTTACTACTGAAAATCAGAAGTACATGGGTGATTGGCTGGTTCGGTTAATGAACTATCCACTACCCCTAGAAACAGTATGTATCGGGCAAGAAATAGATGGAGTTTTGGCGGCAGTCGTGGGATTTTGTGGTTTTATGCCAAATTCGTGCCAAATGCACATTGCGGCAGTAGACGAAGTAAATTGGATGAGTCGAGATTTATTGTGGGCGGCTTTCGATTACCCCTTTAATAAACTAAGAGTTAGCGTTATACTAGGGCAAATCTGTGCTGATAACACGGATGCACTAAGGTTAAACCGACACTTAGGCTTTAAAGTTGTAGCTGAAATACCTGATGCCCACATGGAAGGCGATTTGGTAATTATGGCTATGAGGAAAGAGGATTGTCGGTGGTTAGACATCCAATGTCCTTTGAGGAAATTAAAAGGGGAATGACATGGGTGGTGGTGGATTTTTAGGATTAGGGCCTGCGCCAAGTGCGCCAGCCGCACCTGACTATACTGGAGCGGCAAATGCTACAGCCGCAGGTAACTTAGCGGCCGCACAAGCGGCGGCGGCGGCAAACCGTGTAAACCAAGTAACCCCTTACGGTAACTTAAACTACAGCCAAAATGGTACTGATGCACAAGGCAATCCTACTTGGACAGCTACTACTTCCTTATCTGATGTCGGTCAACAGTTATTAAATAACCAAAATTCTACAAGTCTTGGATTAGGTTCTGCAATTAATTCCCAATTGGGTAATGTGCAGAATACGATGGGTCAACCATTTAATCCGCAAACAGGCCCTATTACTACTAATGCTGGTCAAGCTAATTTAAATCAATTATATGGTAATGCAAATTTAAGCCAAGTAGGACAAGGCCCACAGTTTTCACAAGCAGGACAAGCACAACAAGCTCAAGGAATTGGACAAGCACAAAATTTGCAAACCAATCCTAATTATGCAAGTGGTATGCAAGGCTGGGATCAAGCCAATCAGATTTTGCAAGCTCGTTTACAGCCACAAATGCAACAAGACCTAGAATCACAAAATGCGGCTTTAGCCAATCAAGGTATTGTGCAAGGCACAAAAGCATATGACAATGCTATGCGCACCTTTAATCAAGGTCAAAATGACTTGCTTACTAATTCTCAATTAGCTGGTCAGCAAATCGGTAATTCATTGTTTAACCAAGGTATTACTGGTGGTCAATTTACTAATTCTGCTATAACACAACAAAATCAAAACCAATTAGCTAATACAAGTTTAAATAATTCAGCTGCTCAACAAAACTATACAAATCAATTAGCTGGACTTGGTTTTAATAATCAACAATCTCAACAAGGTTATGCAAATACATTGGCGGCTCAACAAGCTAATAATTCTGCTTCACAACAAGGTTATGCAAATTCGCAACAACAGCAACAAGCTAACAATACTATTGCACAGCAACAATTTGGCAATCAAATGGCTAATGCTAATCTTGGAAATACTGCCCAACAACAGCAATATAACCAAGCCATGACTAACTACAATATGCCATTGAACACTTTAAGTTCATTGCGTACTGGAGCACAGGTTCAAAACCCAACATTCGTTAATAGCGCAAATCAAGCGACTACCGCAGGCCCTGACTTACTGGGTGCGGCATCTAGTCAATACAATGCGGCTTTGGGCAATACGAATATGCAAAATGCGGCACAATCTAACCTTAATAGTGGTTTGATGGGTCTTGCTGGTGCTGGAATTATGGCATCTGATGTACGCATGAAAGAAAACATTGAGCCGATTGGCGTAGCTCATAACGGCTTGACTGTTTACAAGTACGAATATAAACCTGAATTTAAAGACCATCAATTAGCTGGTCATGGATTCCATGTAGGTTACATGGCTCAAGAAGTAGAGCAAGTCTATCCTTACGCAGTTAAAACCCTCAATGACGGCTATAAAGTCGTAGATTACGGATTGCTATGAACCCATATATCAACCCTGCCATGCAATCACAAGATTTAGGTGGCTTGAACCCTGTTTATCAAAACATGGCGGCTCAACAACAGTTTGAGAACCAAGCGGCTATGCAAGGGCAACAACTAGCCCAGCAAGCAGGACAAACTGCACAACAGTCTAACCCTATGGCTTTGGCTGGTGCTTTGCGTAAGTCTGCACCTACCGATCCTAATGCTCAAAACATGAAGGATGCCCAAATGAATAATTTGAGCGCATACAACCCATACACGCAATACCAAACTTCACAGAACTACGGTACTAACCCGTATTCACAGCAAAGTTTAATGTTGGCTTCCCAAGACGCAGGAATGTAATATGGCAGATCCTAATACAATCAATTTAGCTGGCAATCTTCCGATGGAAGATCAAATTGCCCAACAACAGATTAACCGCCAACAGCAAATGGCTCAATTGTTGATGCAACAAGGTCAACAACAGCCACAAGGTCAAATGATTAGCGGTCATTACGTTGCACCTAACTTTTTCCAATACGCTACTCCATTGCTCAATACTTATTTGGGCAAAAGAGGTATGGAACAAGGCGATACCGAAATGGCTAAATTGGCTCAAAAAATTCGTGAAGGTAAAGAATCAGAAAAACAAGCCGCTATTCCATTGTTGAAACAATCTAGATTTGATGAATTATTAGCACTACCTAATCAATATGGTGGTGCATCACCATTCCAAGATGTATCAATTAAGCGTTTAGCCCCTGAATTGCCTACTTCTGCACAAGAACTTGAATATTCAAAAACTCATCCTGAATTATTGCCATTTATTACAGAAAAAGCTAAAGCAGGTGCTACTAAGGTAGTTTTGCCAGCAACTGAAAGTGCTTATAACAAAACTTTTGGCGAAGAAATTGCCAAACAAGATATTGCATTAAAAGGCATAGCTGATTCCGCAAAAACAACTGTTACTAATATTTCCAATCAAAAGAAAATTCTTGAAAGCGGTAATTTCTTTAGCGGTAAAACAGCTAATATTCAAAATGATTTGGCTAATTATGGTACTGCGCTTGGTGTTGTTGGTAAAACAGGTCAAGAAAAAGCGGCAAACACTCAAAGCCTTATTAGTGGTGGTGCTGGAGTAACTTTGGATAACATCAAAGGTTCAGGTCTTGGCGCAGGTCAAGGATTTACTGATAAAGATTTGCAATTTTTACAAGATGCTAAATCTTACAAAATTACTTGGAACAAAGAAAACATTGCTCGTGCGCTTGATTTGCAAGAAAAAGCCGCAATTGAGGGTGCTAAAAAATGGAACACTCGTCAAGGTCAAATTCAAAAATCAGCTACTGGCCCAATTAATGTTGGCCCTGTTGATGTTCCTACGCCTTATAGCGGTCAAGTTAAATACTTGGGTAATGAATAATGGCTGAAACTGTTGTTGCTAGAGTTCAACTTCCTGACGGCTCTGTAGGCCGTTTTGAAGTGCCTGTTGGCATGAAACCTGCTGACATTGAAGAACAGGCTTTAAGTGCCTATATGGCACAAGGTCGTACTCAAAGTCTTTTAGCACCTGAAACAACTGAAAAAAGCGTTCCAAAAGTATTAGCTCAAAGTGTAGGTAAAGCAGTTGCTAATATTGGTGACATTGTTGCTGGCGCACCTGAAAATTATAAGCGTATCGGTCAATATGCTTTGGGAAAACTACAAGGTCAAGATGTAGAAGCTCCAAGAGGTTCAACACCAATTACTAATGCTTTAATTAAACATGGCATTTTTACACCTCAAAATGAACCTAATACTCCAGCAGGTAATATTGCTGATTTTGCTATTCAAGTTGCGCCTGCTGTAGCAAGGGGCGATATTGGATCTATTCCTTCTTTTACTAAAGCATTAGGAAAAAATCTTGCCGCAGGTACTGTAGGCGGTAGTGCAGTCGAATTAGCCAAATCTTCAGGTATTGATAATCCATTAGCTCAATTTGCTATTGGTGCAGGCACTATGGCGGCTAGTCAAGCCCCTTTTGCATTGCGTCATACTGCCGCTAGTGTAGCTAATCAAGCTACTCGTAATGTAACTCCTGAACAGCTAAAAATGGCTGATGCTTTAGTTAAAGAATCTTATCAACCAAACTTTACCCCAATTACGGGCGCAGAGGCTTTAGCTAAAGTAACTGGTGCTAGTCCATTAACAGCCGTTCAGCGTGTCGTAGAGAACCTTCCACAAAGTTCTGAAACAATGGCTAGTTTTATGGCTAAACGCCCACAAGCCAATGAGCAGATGGTAGCTAACGCATTGCGTAACATTAGCCCAAATCAACCTACTTCTGCTACTCCAGTTTCATTACAGCAAGCTGGTCAACAAGTAGTTCGTGGTGCAGAACAAGGCGTTACAAAAAGTGTAGAACCATTCTATCAGCAAGGCGTTAATCAAATGCAGAATGTGCAAGCTGGCAAAGTATTGCCTGTTATGCCTACTGAAGTTGCTACTTTACAGCGTAATCCTGCTATTGATGATGCTATTAGCCATGTAATTAAAGATAAATATTCAGGTGCTACTGGATTGCCAGCAACTAGCCCACAAGTATTGGATGCGGCTAAAAAGTATCTTGATGCTCAATACACTAAATTTACAGACCCTTTAGCTGGGTCTTTAGACAAAACTAAAGCCGCTAATGCGTGGGGCGGTAGTCGTGAATTAGATTCTTATTTATCATCTAAATCACCTGCTTATGCTCAAGGTAGTAAAAATTATGAAGTTGCTCAAAAGACTCAAATTCAGCCAATGAAAGCTGGCCCTGTAGGTCAAATTGCTGAAGGTAAAGTTGGCGCAGAAACACTAATGCCAAATAAACCTGTTGCCTTGTATCCTACAGATATTAAGCGTACTGTTGATTTATTGCGTAGAAAAGATCCGTCTGCCGTGCCTGATTGGACACGCCAACAGTTAGAAGGAATCTTTAACGAAACTGGTCAAAATTTACAAAATGGGCCAAACCAATTTGGTGGTGCTAAGTTTGCTTCTACTATTCAGGGTAACAAACAACAAAAAGCTAACTTACAAACATTGATTCAAGAATCTGCTGGTATGCAGGCTTATCAAGGTTTTGAGCGTGTTTTAAACAATCTTGAAGCACAAGGCACAAGACAAGGCGCAGGATCAGCTACATCATTTAATAATCAATTTCAAAAAGAACTTTCTGAAGGTGGCCCATTAGCGGCCGCTAAATTGGTGTTTAAACCATCAGAAGTAGCTACTAAATATGAAGAATGGCAATTAGGAAAAAATGCCAATAAATTAGCAGATATGCTTACAAATCCTGATTCCATTAAACAATTACAAGATTTGGCTAGAACTAAACCAAATACAGCAAAAGAACGCTTGTTAGTAAATAGCTTGACGGGTGGATATGTAGCTCAAAAACCTGAAATTACAGAGGAATCAAAATGAGTAGAAACGGATCAGGGACTTACACACTCCCAGCAGGAAACCCAGTAGTCACAGGTACTACTATTACAAGTAGCTGGGCTAACTCAACTATGCAGAACATTGCTGATGGCCTTACTCAATCTGTTTCAGCAGATGGTCAAACTCCAATGACAGGAGCATTAAATATGACTACAAACGACATTAATAATGTTGGTACACTAACAGCCTTAACAGGCATCTTTGGCGGGACTTACTGATAAAATAAGGTTATGCAAGCATACTTAATTACCAATAAAATCAACAACAAAGGCTATGTAGGGATAACTACTAGGTCTTTGTCTAGGCGTTGGTACGAACATCGTTTTGTAGCTAATAGTTGCGGTCAATTATTGGGAAAAGCTATTAAAAAGTATGGTGAACAAGCATTTGAAATAATGCCTATTGCATCGGCAAAAACGCTAGAAAACCTTAAAGAAGTGGAAAAAGACCTAATTATCCAATTTCAAACAAAAGTGCCATTTGGCTATAATTTGACTGATGGCGGTGATGGTGTTTTTGGGTTTAAACAATCTGAAGAACAACGCTTAAAAAGTGCTAATTTAAGACTTGGTACTAAACATACAAAAGAAACCAAAGCCAAAATGCGTGAAGCGCATAGCGGTGAAAAAAATCATTTTTATGGTAAAACTCATTCAGGCGATTCAAAAGCAAAAATATCGGCAACAAAACAAGGTTGTGCTGGCCCTTGGTTGGGTAAAAATCATTCTGAAGAAACTAAAGAAAAAATTAGACAATCTAGGTTAGGTATTCCATCTAAATCAGGCAATCGTAAAGGTTTTATTATTGCCACTAACATTAAAACTAATGAAAAAATAATTTTAGATGGAAAAAAAGATACAGAAGCAAAAGGTTTTCATCAAAGCAATGTTTATAGATGTGCCAATGGAGAAAGAAAATCTCACAAAGGCTTTACTTTTAAAAGGATTTAATCATGGCCGCAACTTCGTTCACGCCTATCAGCCTGTACTATAGCTCAACAGCATCTAATGTCCCTACGGCTGGTAACTTAGTTGCTGGCGAATTAGCTATAAATACGGCTGATGGCAAGTTATTTTATAAAGACTCTGGCGGTGTTGTGCAGACTTTGGCCACTAAAGATGCTACTTCAGGCTCTTTTACTAACCTAGCCTACACAGGCACACTCACAGGCGGTACAGGAGTAGTTAATCTAGGCTCAGGACAGTTTTATAAAGATGCTAGTGGTAATGTGGGTATTGGTACAAGCAGCCCTGCTATTTTAGGTGGTAACTTTAAAAATTTAGTTTTACAAGGCGGTTCAACAACCAATGGTGGATATTACTTTACTCAAACAAGTGATGGTGCAGTAATAGGTCAAATGGGTGTAGATACTGGTGTTATCTATATAGGAGCAAGAAGTAACCATCCATTAGTATTAACTACAAACAATACAGAACGGATGCGTATTAATGCTGCTGCTCCTATTCTTTGTTTGGCTGGTGGTAACACTACTGCTACTGGTACAGGAATAGCCTTCCCAGCAACCCAATCCGCTTCATCTGATGCAAATACACTAGATGATTATGAAGAAGGTACTTGGACACCATCTTTAACTGGATTTACAACTGTAGGCGGTAATACGGCTGCTACTGGGACATATACAAAAATTGGTAGAGTGGTTTATTTACAAGCTACGATTACTTATGCAACAAGTATGGCTGGAGTAGGTGGCACAAGCTATATAACAGGACTTCCATTTACTCCTAGCACTCCTAGTGGAAATGGTGGTTTTGCAAATGATAGTACAGGAGTTCCTATAAATGTAATTTCTGTGTACCCTAGCGGAGTAAGAATATACTTTCCTACTTTTGGTGCAGTTCCAGGAATTGATTTAGGCATAACTTATGCAGTTTAATTAACTAAGCCAGATTAGCTTAGTCAGACACTTAACAGGAGATTTATCATGGCATTAACTAAAGAAACAGTAGTAGACCAAATCACAGTAGTAGAAAACGGCATCGTGCTGTATCGTGAAGCTACACGCATCATGGAAGATGGCAATCAAATCAGCCAGACTTACCATCGTACTTCACTTGCACCTGAAGCTGATTTAACTGGCGTACCAGCTAATGTTGTTGCTATCTGCAATGTAGCTTGGACACCTGAAGTAATTGCGGCTTACAAAGTACAGCAAGAAGCCAACAAGCCAGCATAAGTTTTATAACCGTAGTACAACTAGGAGAATGAAATGAGCGAAAACACGAAAAAAACTCAAATCACCATCAATGATGTAAGTTACAACTTTGAAGATTTAACAGTAGAGCAACAAACGCTGTTTAATCATTGCGTAGACCTTGACCGCAAAATTAACTCTGCTGGCTTTGCGTTAGACCAGTTAAAAGTCGGTAAAGACGCATTTATTAAACTATTAGAAACTTCTTTAGTGGAGGTG